CGCACACTTTTATCCGTGCATATTAGAGTAAACCCGAATCGGAGTAGGAATGTTCTATAAAAATGAGACCCGGCCTATAGGGGATTTAATCCCTTACGTTAATAATAGCCGTATTCATTCGGACGACCAGATTAACCAGATTGTATCCTCGATGCGGGAATGGGGGTTTACTAACCCGGTCCTGGTTGACGAGGAAAATTCTATTATCGCCGGGCATGGTCGTGTTGCTGCTGCGAAGAAACTAAGCATCGATGAGATTCCCTGTGTCATTTTGGAAGGCTTGACCGAGGCACAGAAAAAGGCTTATGTGATCGCGGATAATAAACTAGCTCTAAACGCTGGATGGGACGAGGAACTGCTTGCGGTTGAAATCGAAGGGTTAAAGGACTTGGATTTTGAGCTTGGGCTTTTGGGTTTCGACGAGGATGAGCTTGCGAATATCCTTGGTGACGGGATTGTTGAGGGATTAACCGACGAAGACGCGGTTCCCGAGATACCAGACGAGCCTATTACGAAGGAAGGTGATATCTGGATACTCGGCAATCATAGATTGATGTGTGGTGATTCTACCTCTATTGATGCGGTTGAAAGACTTATGGACGGGCAGAAAGCGGACATGGTATTTACTGATCCGCCTTATGGCATGAGCTATGGGGGCGGCAGGGCGGCAGGGTCAACGCCGAAAGGTGCAAGAGTGAAAGCACACGGCGAGATAATCGGAGATGCTTTACGCGGTGATGAGCTATTGCAAATGGTATCAGATGCCATTACCTCGACCGTTATGGTTCAAAAGGAAGGAGCCGCAAGCTATATATGCTTTACCTGGCGCACCTATGCAGAGTTTGAAGATGCGCTGAACGCAGCGGGATTAGACGTCAAGGCTTGTATTGTCTGGGACAAGAAGTCTATTGGGCTTGGTTATTCTCAGTATAGACCACAGCATGAGTTTATATTTTACTGCGGCCAGAAAATGCAGCCTAATGCTCAATGGCACGGCCAGAACAACGAGTCAGACGTTTGGTATATGTCCAGAGGCGCTACTGGTGAATATGTTCACCCTACTCAAAAACCTGTAGAGTTAGTGGAGCGAGCTATTAAAAACAGCAGCAAAGCAGGCGACATGGTTCTTGATGTATTCGCAGGCTCAGGCTCAACAGTAATAGCGGGTGAAAAAACAGGCAGGCATGTAAGAGCTATGGAGCTCGACCCTAAATACTGTGACGTTATCGTAAAACGCTGGCAAGACTTCACTGGCAAGGAAGCTGCAAACGAATCAGGAGGTATATTCAATGGCTAAACCTGGCAGACGACCACTACCAACTCGGCTGAAGATTATAAAAGGTACAGCCCAGCCTTGCAGGATGCGCAAGGACGAGCCGAAACCGCTTTCGGATAATCTGGAAAAGCCTTTTGATTTATCGCCATTAGCTGATAAGCAATGGGATAAAATTATGGAGGATTTAACAGCGGCTAAGATTGTGTCCAACGTGGACATTCACGCGCTGGCTATGTATTGCGAGGCTTACGCGACCTGGATGGAAGCACAGGAGATGATCCGGCAGCACGGCGTGGTTGTAAAAAGTAAAAACGGATTCCCGGTACAGTCGCCGTTTTTCCATGTTGCCAACAAGTCTTTCGACCAGATGAAAAATCTATTGGTTGAATTTGGTATGACGCCGAGCTCACGCACAAGAGTCAGCGCGATAGACGACTCTGACGATAATGAGTTTTAATGTTAAAGGCATTTGCAAAATTCCCATATTCGCAAAAAGCTGTTAAATATGCGTATAACATAACCAAGGGCCACCGGGATGCGTCCGAAACAGTTATAAAGGCGTGCCAGAGATTTATAGACGACTTAAACGAGGTCGAGGGCTATTTATTTGACGCCAGCAAGGCAGACGCGGCTTGTTTGTTTATTGAGAAACTACCGCATATCAAGGGTCGCTGGGCGGCGCGTCATGAGAATATTGAGCTACAAGACTGGCAGTGCTTCATTATCTGTAACCTGATTGGATGGGTTGATGATAAAGATATGCGGCGATTCAGAAAAGCGTATCTAAAAATCCCCAGAAAAAACGGCAAGTCTCTATTGGCGGCGGCGATAGGACATTATCTATTTTCTCAAGACGGCGAGTTTGGCGCTGAGGTTTATTGTGGCGCGAGTACCGAAAAGCAGGCATGGGAGGTTTTCGGGCCTGCCCGGTTGATATCATTGAGAACGCCGAAATATACTAAAAAGTTCGGCATCGAGGTTAACGCTAAAGGATTAAACATTCTCGCGTCTGGCTCTAAGTTCGCACCGCTAATCGGTAAGCCTGGCGATGGAAGTTCGCCAAGCTGTGCCATTGTGGATGAGTATCATGAACACGACACCGACGACTTTGTGCAAACAATGGAAACCGGCATGGGCGCTAGAGAACAGCCTTTATTGTTAATGATAACCACAGCCGGCGATAACATTGCCGGGCCTTGTTTTAATATGGAAATAGAGTGTAAAAAGCTGCTAGACGGGGTTTTTGATGACGACCGATTGTTTTCTTTAATCTACGGTATAGACGAGGACGACGACTGGACGAATCCCAAGGTTTTAAAAAAGGCCAATCCTAACTATGACGTTTCAGTAAGTGGTGATTTCCTGCTAGCCCAGCAAAAAGAAGCGATTCGTAACGCCTCGAAGCAGAATAGCTTTAAGCGCAAGCACATGAATGAATGGGTCGGCGCTCACACGGCCTGGTTAAACATGGAAACGGTCAATAAATGTATCGACCGGGAGTTAACTGTTAGCGATTGCGCAGGATATGAGCTGATTATCCCGGTTGACCTTGCCAGCCGGATCGATATCACGGCAATTTTAAAGGTTTTCAGCACTGAACTTGCAGGCAAAAGGCACTATTACGCGTTCAGCCGGTTCTACTTACCCGAGGAAACGGTACTCGATCCCAAAAATGCCCACTATCAAAAATGGGTCAATGAAGGTTGGCTAATTGCAACGGACGGCAACGAGATCGACTTCAACGAAATCCAGGCAGATATTAAGTCTGATATGGACGAATACGGCGCTAAGGAGATCACTTACGACCCTTGGCGGGCGACTCAATTAGCACAAGGCTTGCAGGCAGAAGGCGCGAAGATAATAGAATTTAGAAATACGGTCGCAAATATGTCTCCGGCCATGTACGAGCTAGAGGCGGCGATAACTTCCGGTCGTTTTCACTATGACGGGAACCCAATTTTAACCTGGATGCTTTCGAATGTCGTTTCAAAGATCGACGCGAAGGATAACATTTACCCCAGAAAGCAAAAGCCCGAGCAGAAGATTGACGGCGCGGTTGCTTTGATTATGGCGATAGGTCGATTTATGGCGCACGAACAAAAACTAGATTTAACCCCGTTTCTCGATGACCCGATATCGCTATGAGTGTAATGACAACGATATTTCGCTGGCTTGGCGGTAACGCCAACACCACGCGCACCGGGTCGCAACAGATACAACCCGCCTCAACGGTGCATGATGATGTGCCAGTGGTTAACGTCGATGGTGCCATGCAGGTTTCGACGGTTTGGGCTTGTGTCAACCTGTTGGTTGAAACCATTTCCAGCCTGCCTTTAATTGTTTACCAATCGACGGATGACGGTGGCCGGGAAATATTACTCAATGACCGGCTATATAGGATTTTGCATGATGCGCCCAACCCCCGCCAAACTAGTCAAGAGTTTTGGGAACAGATGCTTTTAAATTTCTTTTTGCGCGGCAATGCCTATGCAAGGGTGCAACGGGATAGCCGGGGCGTTGCGCTGGCCTTGTGGCCTTTATCGGCTGATCAAATTGATGTGGTTATGCTGGATGATGGTAGCATCGTTTACCGTTACTTTGAAAACACCAACGAGCAAAAAGAAATTATTTACTTGGAAAACGATGTTTTGCACATCAAAGGGCCGGGTAATGGCCTTGTTGGTATGTCACGGTTGGATTATATGCGTTCGAGCGTTGGCCTTGCCATCAAAGCACAAAACCACACCACGAAAACCTATACTAAAAACGCCAGACGCCCCGGCATTTTAATGTCGAGCGAAGTATTAACCCCCGAGCAGCGCGTGGCATTAAAGGAAAATTTCGGCGATATTACAACCGGCACCGATAAAGAGCTGTATGTATTAGAAGCACAATTTAAATTCGACCCGCTGGGCATGTCACCGGCCGATATCCAGCTACTTGAATCCCGGCAGTTTTCAGTGCAGGATTTGGCGCGCTGGTTTGGGGTGCCCAGCGTTTTGATTAATGATACCGGCGAAACGACGAGCCTCGGTTCCAGTGTCGGGCAGATAATCGACGGCTTCCACAGGCTAACACTCAGGCCACAACTGGAACGCATAGAGCAAGCCATTATGAAACGGGTATTAACCGCACGGCAGCGGGTCAATGGTATTACTACCGAGTTTAACCTTGATGCGTTGTTGCGTTCGAGCCTTGCCGAGCGTATGGAAATTTACTCGAAAGGCGTCCAGAACGGCATTTTGAACCGTAACGAGCCAAGGCGGCGGGAAAATATAAAACCTTAC